ATGCTGAACTCTGATCGTTTGCTAGTGGTACTGTGAATTTTGATAAAGTTGATATTGCCATCTGTTTCTCCTATTTATTCAAAATTAGTTCCCTAACTTTGCAATTTCTCCTGTGTTTTTGATTCTCAACGGTATGAAGATGAATTCAACTGATTTGATCGGCTCAATTGCTATGTCCACATACAGTTCGTTCCTGTCTATCCTTGTGGGTGTGTTGTTTGTGTCATCACAGACTACTAAGAAGTCAAACAATGCTCTCTGTCCAACCAACTCTAACAGGAATGATTCTACTGCACCCTTGATCTCGTTTCTGGTCAATTCATCGTTTGGTTCAAAGATGAATGGTTTAGCGATCGCATCCAATTGTGATCTTAGATACACTGCTAATCTTGAAACGTTTATTCTATCCAATGCCGAACTTGCCGTTGTTTTAGTCAAGTTACCAAAGTTTACAATTCCTGCTCCTGAGAAGAAAGTTATTGGGTTAACTTTGACCTCGTGCATTGAATCTCTCACTGACTCCGTAACAGATATTGTTTGGAATTCTCCAGACGCTGTGTCAATGTAACCAACTGACGTGGCATTGTCAACGATACCTCTTCTTGTCCCTGATGGTGCGAACCACGGGAAAGCGATGTTGTCGTTGTTAGCTAGTGTCCTCAACATCATGTGTGACGGTGGAACAACAATTGATTTTCCTGTGTTGTCTGTGGTTAAACCAGATGGATAAAACACACCCAAGTAATCACTTGAACTTACTAGGCCATCTTCGCCGTTGTCAAGTGCACCAGCAGTGTTGTTTGCGTAATTTTGTATCGCTGTTGATGTACCTGCTAATCTTAAAGGAGTGTCACCGACAACAAACGCTGTGTTGTTTCTGTCTGTGTTTAGGTTAATCATGTTTTGAATCAGTTCTGGATAACCAGGTACCGCAATAACATTGTAACCTCTTTGGTCTTCTCTGATTGCTTGGTTAGTGTCGATCTCTGATTTCAGTTGTTCAACGATCACTTTTCTCTGTGCTTTCCTACCGAAAGTACCAGAGCCGTCTGCGTTGTTGCTTGATTTAGTAACCCATCTGTCTGGGAAGTAGGTTGCCACAGACTCATTGCTTTGTCTAATGTTACCTAAACCAGTTGATCCGCTTCCTGGATATTTGGTAGTTGTGATGTGATTGTTTTTGTATTCCTTGACATTGTATCCAGATCTCCTTGTGTTCCAAAGCAATATACCTTGAGGGAAAAGAGTTGGATCAGGCGCATCCGGATCTAAGAAGCCATCACTTAAAAGGTCCTTGATAGAACTGAATGTTCCTGCACCACCTGTTGACAATGAATCTGCCTTGTCAGCCGTTGTGTGTAACCTTGCATCTGCGAACACGATTCCGTCTTCTGTTGTTTGATCGGTTTTGTCAACCAATTCAAATGCCGCACCTGTTGTCGTTACCGCCACTTGGTTCGCTGTGTTGGTTGAACTCAAAGTTGCAGATGTGTTGTATTTGTAAATTTTTGGATAGTTTTCAAGGTCACTTGTGTCAATCCATAAGTCGTTGTTCACTAGTGCCGTGCCATCTGATTGTGTGGTAGGCGCTGTTGCTGAGAACTGTGGACCATTTGGATCTGTGTCTGAGTATGCTGTAACATACCCAACGAAAGTGGTTCCATTGTGTACCATGATGTCCGCTTCGTCTATGGAAGTGTCATACCATAATGTACCGTCCGCTGGCTCGTTGCTTGGTGCACTTGTTGAAGCTGTGTAACTTAATCTTTTCCAGTTACTTGCAACTATACCTGTGTTTGCACTTGAGTCGATGCTGTCACCTGTTGGAATGTCATACAAGTTGTCGATCAAAGTTGAACTGTTTGCTGTGTATGTTCCATATGAGTGTGCTGATGTTTGGCTGAAACCTGCATCTGCTAATGGTGTTCCTGAAGTGTCAAACATTCTGAACTCACCACCCAGTGCATGTTCCATCACTATTTCACCAGTTGTAAGTTTTCTTGCACTGACGTTAGTCAATCCTGCCGCACTTACTGCCGCCACAAAATCATCTGCTGTGGTACCACCCAGTGTTACTGTCTTAGAACTGTTTAATGCTTCCTGATTCTTGATAGATTCTTGAATAACAAATGTTTCTGCACTTGTGAAAGTTGGTGAAGTATTTTTACTAGTGATAGTAGTTTTTCCACCTTCGTATCTAAAGAACTGGAAGTCACCAACGTTTGGTGTAGAATCATTTGCATCGCCTGATGTCATTGATTCTTCAGTGATGTTGAATTGTGCATACAAGTCACCAACTGTCAAGCCAGTTCCACCGTTAGCTGGATCTAGGTTGTAGATAGCTGAAGCGTGGTTGGCATAAAGTGGACTTGAAATCTGTGCGAAACTTGCACTTGACGTGCTGTAAAGTTTTGCAACAAGGTTCGCACCTGAGTTTGCTGACGTCGTCTTAAACCAAACAGAACCGTTTGGTCTATCTTCACTTGCTGAAGCAGAATCCCAAGTTGGTCTATTAGTGTGTTTAGCTTGTAAGAATTTCACACCATTTTTTACACCTGCTGTTATACCAAGGTCTGCCAATAGTGTTCCTGATTTTGCCTCAAACCTTATGGTGTTTGTACCACCTGTTGAGTCACCTAATGCCTTACCGTTGTGGAAGATCTCTAGATCACCGGTTGTGCTGTTTACACTTGCTGTCACATTAGTAACATTTGATCCGATCACTGCCGCAACGTTAGATAGTGTTGTACCACTTGTTGTGATTTCAACACCGTTGATCACAATTTTGTGTCCGCTTGTTACTGTAGTTCCTGAAGGTACTGTAACCACCGGTAAAGATGTGTGCCATGTTTCTGATCCAACAATCACCCAAGTGTTACTTGCTGTTTTTTTGTAGATCTTGTTTGAAACGTGTGTTGTGTTGATTGCGTAATCACCTATTGATCCTATTGATGTTTTAGGTGCACCTGTGCTTACTCCACCAACTAGATCAGTCAGTGCAGTGATAAGTGTTGGAGTTTTTGCCGTAAATTTTTGATCTGTTTTTGACCACTCAAATATACCATACGTGCTTGATGCAAGGTCAAACCAGTATGTTCCATCTGCTGGAGCCGCCGTTGGTGCCGTAGCACTTCCAATTAAATCTGCTGTGTTTACATTAGCTCTAAGAACGTAAGCTCTGTTGGCAACTCCTAAGAAAGAGTAGGCCGCTTGTAATCCATATTCATTAAGCTCATAACCGTTTAGGCTATTTCCTGAAGCGTCTGTGTAGAATTTTGGATCACCAAAAGTCTCTGTTAATTCTCTTTGAGATGAGATCAAATATGCAGTATTGGCGTTAGCTGTTTGTGTTCCTACAGCAGTGCCGTCGCCTGCACCATTTTTCTTATCTTGTGATGATGCTACTATGAATAAAGGTGTTGTACCCGCATCTGATGGTACGTAAAAACTTTCGTTTATTACCGAAACCTCTACTCCTGGTGATGTTAATGCCATTTTTCGTATTCTCCTTGCAAGTGTTTACGTATACTAGAGTTATTTATTCAATCATACGGTTTTGTTGACATAATTTACCATTTTATTGGTGCCTATATAGGCGACGTAAATACAGATATGCAATACAAAGACAGACCGCTGTGTACAGAGTGTAAGACCAAGCCTAGAGCCTATGCCTACAAGAGATACGGCAAGGTGTATTGGCGTAGTAGGTGCGACACATGTATCAGGAAAAAAGCAGGCAAGAGGATTGGCGGTGTAACCGCATTACAAAGGTCAGGATACAAAAAACACCGGAAGTGTGAACTTTGTGGATTCAAAGCACAAAACAAATCACAACTGGATGTCTTATTTGTTGACGGAAATTTGAGGAATACTGTGTCTACTAATTTAAAAACTGTTTGCGCCAATTGCCAACGGTTGGATACTACTCGTAGACTTGGATGGCGGGTTGGTGATCTTATTGCTGACGATTAGTTGGTCTATTTTTGAATATAACTCTTCTTTTGCACCGTTATTTTCTATGACAAAATCAAACTCTTCTTTAGCCCATGCGTACTCTGATGTGTGTATGCCCTTTGGTTCTACGTTTCCTTCGATGTAATCCACAAACCAATCAGGATCAGCACCTCTTTTCACCAGTATAATTTTGCCACCATGGGCTCTGATTTGCTTGACTTCATTGGGAAATCTAGTGTCTGCGATCACTGTATTTTGTCCTTTGTATCTGCCCATGCAACTGTCAACCCATATAGAGTCGTACATGTGCCCACGCATTACTTCGGTGCCAAAGTATTGTAACACCCATCGTGGGGTCACGGGCTTGCCGAACTTTTCACTCCAAAATTTATCAGGTTGTTCTCTCCAATGTCTGCTTGATTCTGTGTCGCCTTCTAGCATTTGCCTGTCCCAATTGAACATGGATGCAACGGCATCTTTTAGACTTTTTGCAAAACTATCCTTTTGATAGCCATGTTTCTCAACAAGCCTATCTGCAACTGTACCTTTGCCTGAACTTATCAAACCTACTACACCTATCAGCATAAGGTTTATTATACTATTTTTTTGATTGTTTTACAACTAATTTTTTGGCAATTTCATACCAATACACGCCGCTGGATCTTAGTTCGATGTTTTGTTTTCTCAGATTGTTGAGTTTTTTCCTTATCAGGTTAAATTTAGATGCTTTGATGTCCGGATCAGTGCTTAGATCCGCTATGATTTCATCGATCACGGGGCAACTGTATTCCGGGATTTTCGGAGCCCTGCTTTTGAGTTTGTTTATGGTCAATTTTTTCATTGTGAATTAATTATTTTCTTAGGCGTCTTTCAATTTCATTCATGGCCTCTTTTACAGATTTTAATATAGTAAGTCTTAGACTCTTTTTTTTCTGTTTTAGGGCTCTGATACTCATGATCTCCAATTCTTGTACCAATTGCTCGAGTTCATCTAGTGTCAGGTCAGAATAATTTTTATAATTGGATTGTGTCATGACGCTGGTATTTAAATGTAATTTGGTAATAGTTAACCAATAACAAAACTGTGCGGTGTTCCGCCCTCTTGAAAGTTTCCTATATCTGCTTCAAGTCTCTCAATCTCGGCCTGTCCTTCAGATTTTAAGGCGTCGCCGTTAAGTGAGGTGCCACCTTGTGGACTGGCAATGGTGTTGAACTTGCCTCTTGCTTCACCTAACATTATTTTAGATACTGCTAGTGTGTAATCTCTAATCCATGGCTTGGAGTAGATATCTTTGAATAAGGTTATGTCTGGTCTAAAATTATCTGTATGCATCAGAACAGTTTCGTTATCGGCTCTTGGTCGTTGTGTAATAGTCAATTTTTTAGTGGCATTATCATAATGGAATTGGATAAAACTTCCAAATAATTTTCCTACTAATTCTTGATATGAAGCGAATGCGTAGTAAGTGGCCAGTCCACCTGTTGCCCCTGCTCGCAACAAATATGTATTAGTGTATGCTAAATTGAAAGGTTCAAATAAGGTTCCGCCTTCTCCGCCTTCTGTTCTTGAGCCGACCGTTCTACGATGTAAGCTTCTTACGTTAATTACTTCATCCGGTAGAATATAACTATTTTGATTTTTCTTTAATTCAAGGAATGCATATGATTCTTCTACTGCGTTTGAGGATCTTTGTCTAAATTTGTTGATTGCTCTTTCTAGCGCCGTTTGATAGTGTTTAGGGTCTAACTCAACATCAATCATTCCTTCACCTAGATTGTTTTTAACGTAATCAAATATTTCTTGTTGTCCTGTTTGTAGTT